TAAAAAACTGGGTTTGTTTCAAACAATGAGTTGGGCCGATGTTGAGGAAGATACAGTTATTCCTTACAACCTTGGGTTACAATGGGGTGGAATGAGTATTGGTTGGCCAGACTGGAAGTTTATCAGAAGTATTATGCAAAGGAATGATGTTAAAAAGATGTTAGAGTTTGGTTGTGGCCTTTCGTCTCTTCTTATACAAAAACACTCTAATATTATTAGTCTTGAAACAAGCGAGGCTTGGAAGAAGGCAATAGACACTCTTTCTGCAAGTAACTATAAAGGTAAAAACTTATTGGATATAAAGATGTGGGATGGTAAGAAAGCTGTAGAGTTTCCTGATAAGTTTGATTTGATTTTTATTGATGGGCCAGGGATTCTTGGAGAGTGTATTAGTAGAGAGTGTAGTTTTGCAACAGCAGTAAAGTGTAGTGACAGAATAATCGTTCACGATGCCGGACGGGAAAGAGAAGTCTTACTTCAGCAAAAATATTTATCAAAAGACTTCAAAGTTGTTGGTCGAAGTGGGTTTACAGAACAGTCATGTGTGTACTGGATTAAGAAAGGAGACAGTGATGGATAAGAACCAGGCATTAAATTTGTTAGTTCAAGTTGTAGAGCATTACAAAGGAACTGCCGAGGAGCATAGGGTGTTAGCGAAGGCGTTATCACTTATCATGCAGTTAGTTCAGAATGCTGAGGAAGCTGGAGAACTTAGGAAAGAAGTTAAGACAGATAAGTAATCTGTCTCCTCGTTGGATTGGGGTAAGTAACCCTTGCCCCTTTCTGACGTTTAAGGAATTATAATGGCACAATTAACCAAAGTTTGTTCTTCTTGTAAAATAGAAAAGTCTTGGGATGATTTCTACTCGCGGCGTGGTAGAAAAAATCCTCCGTGTCAATGTAAGGGGTGTACTATAATAAAACAAAAAGAATATTATCAGAAAAATAAAAAAACTGTTGGGTTAAAGCACAAACATCCTGTAGTAAGAGCTAAAATGCGTAAACAGCGTATTGAACGAACAAGGAAAAACAAGCAAAAAGCTATAGATTACAAGGGTGGTAAATGTGCTCGATGTGGATATAATAAATGTACGGCTGCTATGGACTTTCATCATATCGACTTATCTAAAAAAGAAAGACAAGTTAGTGATATTTTAGGTGGTGCATGGGCAAAATCTAAAAAAGAGTTAGATAAATGTATTCTTTTATGTGCTAATTGTCATAGAGAATTACATCATACGGAGAAATATCAATGAGTCGTCTAACATTAAATTATTCTGAAATTTATACTTTAGTTTCTCAGTTCTTGGGATTGGGCGACACAGCATCAGACGCAACAAAAGCAATCGTGGCACGTGGTTATCGCCAATTTTTATTTCCAATAGATGTACAGACGGGTCGGCCACACGATTGGAATTTTCTTAAACAGTATTATACTTTTAGTACAACTTCTGGGCAGCATAAGTATGCCCTCCCGATTGACTTTAGCGATTTGTTAGATGACCTTCACTATGACACGGGGAAGGGTGTTTCTCATTTGTTGAAAAGAAGTGCTGAACAAATTGAGGAAATGAGAGTTAATTTTGATAATACAGCCTATCCTGAGTTCTACGCTGTGACCCCATCAAAATATGACTTAGAAATTGGTACGGTTTATGAGTTATGGTTATATCCAACCCCTGGTCAAGTTTACGCTTTTGCTACTTTTTATAGAATTGACCCCTTAAAACCATCGGCCACCACAGACTTAATGGTAGGGGGTATAAGGGCAACCGAAGCAATTTTGGAATCTTGTTTGGCCGCTGCCGAATTAGAACAGGATGATGCAATTGGGATTCATTCCCAAAAAGCTAATGAATTAATACAAAAGCTAATAGTTGCAGACACAATTACTAATTCTGATTATATTGGTAATTTATATCAGGACAAAGATAGGGTATGGCCTCCACCAAGAGGTTACTTTACTTACCCCTCAATGGATAATGTCTATCCCTAATGTGGGGATATAAAATTTATTAATGCAAAGAACTAATTAAGGAAGCAAAATTATGGCAAGTGCAGGTAATTTTTTCGAGACTGAGAGAAAAGCGTTCGATTTGAGGACTAAATCACTAACAACCTCAGCTACAACTATCACTTATACTGCAAGGGTTGGTGGGGCATCAGATGATTTTATTGTAGATAGGGTAATTCGAGTTACCACTACAGCGGGTAATAGTATGACTATTACACTTCCTGATGGAAAGTTTTATGGTCAAAGGGTATTGGTTATTTTTGAAGTGGAAGGAAGTAATGAAAGTGTAGATGTAACAGCCACCACTGGTGATAGTGCCACCCAAATGACTGCTGCTGGTGGTTATTCAGATTTAGTTTATTTGGGTGATACACTTGGCTGGGCAGAGCTAAGTAATGAGGCCACTTAAGATAGGAGATAGATAATGTCAAAATTTTACAACACAAGTTTAGACAGAGTTCCCAATTCTGGTGGTTCAAACAGAGTGTCCATACCAGCAGACCCATTTAAGATAAGAGGAGGTACTGGTACAGGCGGTGCTACAAGTGTGCCCTGTAAAGAATGTTGGATTGAAGCTGCGAATGGTGATAGTTCAGTTAGAGTTAATATTGGTTCGGCTTGCTCAACAACTACAGGGATACATGTACCAGAACAAGGGACAGACTATAGGGCTTTACATATACCTATAGATGATTTGAATAAACTTTATTTTATTGGTGCGGCCAATACAGATAGAGTGGATATTTTATATAGGGAGTAATTATGGCTTTAAGGAAAACCGATATAGCTTATATTGCTGGTTTAGTTGATGGTGAGGGAAGTATAATTATTGCTAAATCATATGTTACTAAATATGGTAATTGCTATAGGATTACTACAACCATAACGAATAATAATTTGGCTATATTGGAATGGGTTAATGATAAATTTGGTGGTCACATACATAAATCTAATAGTTGTTATATGTGGCAATTAAACGGAAAGAAGTGTCATAAATTTTTAATATCATTAGCGCCTTACTTAAAAATTAAAAGTGAACAAGCAGAATTAGCTTTGCAGTACATTAGTACTATTAAACACACTGGCTGTAAAAAACTCTCTAAGGCTATTGTTAAACAAAGAGAGGTGCTTAGAAGAAAAATGCAAAAGTTAAATGGTGAAAGATATATAATACGGAGGGAAGAAGGTGGCGATTTTTAGAAGAAAGAAAAAGGTTGTCAAACCTAAAGGTGAAGAGTATAGAAAGGTTACTACTCGGTTATTGAGGAAATATCCACAAATGTTTGAAGTTGTTGGTACGCCAGGACAAATGAAGGCTTACCGTTCAGCATCTCCAACTGAGAGAAAAACATTAAAACGAACAATGCCTCTTAGAATGAAGAAGAAATATGGGAAAAGATAATGAGTAATATAGACATGCCCTCCCCGATAAAAGGGGTAAGCGAAAGTTTAGACCCATCGAAGCAGATACCCCTAACTTCCGGTTATATGAACAATGTTCGGGCAACCGATGTTCTTGAGAGGCAGATTCGGATAGGTCAGCGTCCAGGGTTGGATAAAGTGTTTGATGAACAAATTGGTGAGGCGGCTTATCCGATAGTCGCTATCTGTACAATTACGACTATTGATTAATTGAGATAAAATTATGGCAGCGACACTTCACGATAACTTTACCGGTGATACAGCAGACGGTAATCTTTTAATGAACGATGCAGACGATTGGGGGGGACAGTCATTTACTACCTCCGTTGCTTATAATATTACTCAGATTGACGTGTACCTTGCCAGAGGTGTAAATGGTTCTACCCATGAGGTGGGAACTATTATAGTAGCTTTATTTGCAGTTGACGCTTCTGGGTATCCTACAGGGGGTGCATTAGCATCGGGCACTATTGCAAGTGACGATATTCCCGCAACCGGTAGTGCGGCTTTCGTGACTTGTACTTTAAGTTCAGCATACATCCTCTCTAATAATACAAAATACTGTATTGTAGTTCACGGAACCTCATTAGATGCTAATCATAAGCTTTATTGGACTTTTCACGATGATGGGGCTAACGCAAGTGCGTTTGCTGGTGGTGATGTAGAGTGGAGTACGACAGGTGGTGTTCCTGGCGGTTGGGCTGGAGGTACTGATACTACTGCTGATTGTTTATTCAGATGTTGGGGGGATGCTGCCCCGCAATCTGACAAGGTGTACTCTAAGTCTCTTGTAGCCATAGGGAACCATGAAGTTTGGTACGAAAATCCTGCTGGTACAATGGATGAACTTGATGCTGCCAATGCACAAATCAACACATCCAACCCATTAACAGTAACAGAGGCGTTTCAAAAACTGTTCATTGCCAATGGGGTTAATCTTAAAGTAGCTGATTTCATAAATACAAAGATTCTTACTGCTGACATAGGCCCACATCCCCCTGACCCTGGAACTGTCTTGACTGGTGATACTACTACTGCCAAAATGATAGTGGATTATGTCACATCTTTAACAGATAATGTCGCTTCTGCAATTTATGGCAAACGGATTACTTCTGCCACATTCATAGCCAGTGAAACGATATCAGGTACAGATGATGATGATAATGATATTAATTTTGATATGACGGCTGCTGCCGAAGTAAGCCCCCCACATTGGTATGATTGGACTGTATTTGGTAATAGCATGACATTTGGTGTGATGCCTGATTCAGCATACTTGGTGTGTAGATACAGAGGCAGGTTGGTTCTGTCAGGAAACCCCGATTATCCTCATCAATGGTATATGTCCAAGATTAGTTTTCCATTTAATTTCCTGTATGGCCTTGCTGACCCTATGACGGCGGTGGCGGGGACTAACGCTAATGCTGGTGAACTGGGCGACATCATAAGGGCATTGATTCCATTCGGTGATGATTTCCTAATCTTTGCCTGTGCCAATTCCATACATCTGTTGGATGGTGACCCCGCAGGCGGCGGCTCTATTGATGAATTGGACAGCAAGACTGGAATCTTTGGCCCTTGGGCCTGGTGCATAGATGGATTGGGTGACTTGTGGTTCTACGGCACTGGTGGTCTATACAAGATGGCGGGTGGTCGCTCTCGGCCTGTGAATGTTAGTCAATCACATCTGCCGCAGTTGGTTGATACTTGGGCGGCCCTTCCTGGGACACATCGAGTAATTCTTACTTATGACCCGTACAGAAATGGTATAATCATTTCAAGAACCACAATAGATGGTGGAGCAAATCTCAATTATTGGTATGACCTAAGAACAGAGGGGTTTTACCCTGAGACTTATCCAACTGCATGTGGGATATTTTCTTCACACTATTATGATTCTGATGCCACAGCAACAAAGGGATTGGTGTTGGGTTGTAATGATGGGTACATAAGAAACTTCTACAACGCAGATAAGAACGATGATATAGGCACAACCAATAGGCAAATCTCAAGTTATGCAACTTGGCCTATACAACATCTGACGGAGGACAATGACAAGGAAGGTAAACTAACATCCCTCACTATCGAATTAGCGGGTGGTGGAGCAGCTGGTGATTTTGGTGACACAGATGAGGTAGACTATGAGATTCACGTTGCGGATGATGCGGAAACCTGCTTGGAGAAAATCAAGGATGGCGATACCCCATTTACCAGCGGCACGTTGTCTGGTACGGGGCGTAAGGCAAGAATAAGGACAAAGATTCGTGGAGCTTATCTTGGACTAAAGTTTTATAATTTAATTACTACAACTGATTGGGCAACTGCTACTGTTTATGCGGTTGATGATTTGGTGGTGTATAGTAATATAGAGTATATTTGTATAGTTGCACATACGTCTGATTCGGGCGGCCCACTACATGAGGAACCTGACACAAACACCACAGATTGGACAGCAACTACCGCTCAAACTTGGGCAATAAATCGTGTCTACGGAATCGTTAAGGGGGCTGGTAATATTAAATAAAGGACAATAATATGGCTATTGGACAAGAATATCAATCAGCCAGACAAGCTAATGAGCAAAGATATGCTCAGGCTATGGCTATTTATGATGAGATAATTAAACGTTATCAGCCAGGTGGGACATTCGGGAAGGCCGCATTAGGCCAACTTGAAACACAAAAAGTTAGGGATGTTGGTCGAGAGACCCAGCAAATGATTTCCTCTGGTTTGTATGGAACCACAACTACTGCCGGATTGCCTACGAAATGGGAAGCGGAGGTTGGTGCCCCTTCTCGATTGCGTCTTGAAGATATTATGATGCAAAGGTTGTCCCAAGCTCAGATTGGCAAGGCGGGGTTCATAGAACGCAGGGAGGATGTCTACCCCGATGTTGGTGCTTACGCAGGATATGCTGGTCAAGAGGCTGCTGCAAAGCCTGCAACCACTTGGGGACAATATGACCCTAATTATATGCAATCACTCTTTGGTGGTTTAACTGGTGCTCCTGGTATTGGTGGTGGTGCAAGAACAACTACACCTACACCCACTCCTGCAAGAGCCTCTACGCCTACTGCACCTTCGGCCCCACCCCCAGGAAGCCCGGCGGCATTGTGGGCAAAAGGCCCAGAAGTCTGGGGAAAGTCACTTGAGGCGGAGAAAGCAAGGGCAGGCCCAGGTGGTATGTATGGTACGGAGGTTGGTGCTGCCGAAGCAAAAGCAGAACCAACTATCGCCGAGTATTTACAACAGCATGGAGTAGACCCTACTTCTACTGACCCAAAATTGATGGGCAGAGCAAGAACGTTACAAAAACAATGGGCAAGTTTGTATAGATAAGGTATAAATAGTGTTAACCCCGACTCCGAAACGATGCGACATCAGTGTTAAGAAGTCTATTCAACTGTTGTCGACTAAACTTGATTATGGTGCAAGTCCGATATTTTATGGGCTGACCTTGAGGGGTCTAACTGCATCTACACTGATTGGTGCTAACGCCGACAAGTTGCTTGAGTCAGTAACCATAGGTACTGGCCTTGACTACACCAGACCCACATTATCATTATCTCATCTCGGTATCGAAGCTCTTACTGACCCTGGTGCTGATAGGATATTCTTTTGGGATAACAGTGCGTCCGCAAGTAAATGGTTGGGCATGGGTAATTCTGTGGCAATTATTGGTGTCACGTTAGATACAATTCAAGATATTAGAACATCAGCCAGTCCTACATTTATTGGATTGACTTTATCTGGTAAGGTTACTTCCGGTTCTTTTGCTTCACCTGTAGATGTAACAAATACACGCCAATACGGATTTGAACTTCATTATTCAGGTAATAATTATGATGTCACTGGTATTCGCTCAAGAGCAAGACTTAAAACTACCGATACGACTGCAACTGCACAAGGAGCTTTACTTCAAGCTGCTAATGAAGATGGCATAAATGCTGGTGTGCTTAATGGTGCATTGATTGAAGCCATAGGTAAATCAGATGCCAATGCTGCTACTATCGCTGTAATGCGTGGTGCTTTGATTAATACTGAGTGGGGTGATTATGATACAGTCACCAACCTCAAGACTCTGCACGTTAGGACTCATTCAAGAAATGCTGCTGGTGCTGGTTCCTTTGGTACTGGTTATGGATTATATATTGAGAATGAGGCCGTAGGCGGGAATGGTCAGGCTTTAGATGCGGGGATATACTTTAAGGGTACTAATTTATCGGCAGGGAATAAAGCGTTTACTTATGGGATTGATTTCAGTGGTGGGACGTTTGGTGTTGCTGATATAAATCTTACAACTAATGCTTCACTTATAGCTGTAAATGGTGCTACTTTTCTTGCGAACGATGGTACGGCTAATATGTTTTTAGGTGAAGATGTTTTTAATAATAGTAGTGGTACTGCTAATGTGGGTTTAGGTTATCGAGCAGGTTATAATAATGATGCTTCAGGAGGAGGTTTTTTCGGTGGATATAATGTTTATATAGGCAATCAATCAGGTTACGGATTAACTACAGGAGTTAATAATACTGGTTATAATAATGTAGCAATCGGGAATGCAAGTTTGATACGCAATACAACTGGTTATAATAATGTAGCAATAGGCAACAAAGCTTCATATTACAATAATAGTGGTTATAATAATGTAGCAATCGGGGGAAGTGCATTACTGGATAATATAGTTGGGCGTAATAATATTGCGATAGGTGCTAATGCTTTGTTTGCTGTTAATAGTCTTAACAATGTGGCAATAGGTATCGCTTCTTTAAGATATACTACAGGACGAGATAATATGGCCGTAGGAACAAATGTAGGTTATAGAAATGCAGCAGGAAATTATAACGTTGCGTTTGGTTCGCTTGCTATGTATTATTCGGTGTCAGGAGATGAGAATGTAATAATTGGATACCGGGCTGGATTTGGTTCTGTTGTAGGTGAGTCTTATTCTGATAATGTTTTTATTGGCTCTTATTCTGGTTATAAGGCAACAACAGGAAGTCAAAATATTTATTTAGGTTATAGGTCAGGCTATAACCAAACTACTAATTCTAATCGTCTCATAATAGATAATCGACAGAGAGCAGATGTAGCTACAGAATTGACTAATGCCATTCTTTATGGTATAATGGCTGCTACTCCGGCAGACCAGTGGCTTTCAATCAACGCCCATATCATTGTTGATGATATGCCTGTTGGTTCAGACCAGGCTAACGCCGGAGCAGCAGCAGATGAACTTTGGGTGACTTCAGGCCACGCAACTTTACCCGATAATGTAGTAATGAGGGGTGTGTAAAATGGCGGATGTAATATTAAACATAAACGTCCCAGACATATGGGTGACAAGAGTTCTTAATGCGTTCAATACAATAACAGATACTCACATGATGATTGAAGCGAAGGGGCACGCACCCAGTCCAGAAGATGAGTTCGATGGTCATTGGGATTTTAGCATTGAAGAAAAACAACTTACTGAAAATAACAAACAGTTTGGTGAACGGGTTTTGAGAGAACTTGGTAAAGCAGTAGTTCACATGGTGGATAAAGCAGAGGATTATACCAAATATAGAAATGAAGTTGCTACTATTATACCACCTGCTTCTGATGTTCCAGAGAATATATTAACATAAGAAAACTATATTCAGGATTATTGATATGATACGAATTGAACACGGTAGGCCTGAAACTTTAATAGCCGCAGCACGCAGAGCAGGGGAAGCCCAAGCTGCTTTGAGGGCACAGGAACAGGCCGAGAGACTCCAAGCCCAACAAAGGGAATTTGAGTATCGAACTGCTTTGGCACAGCAGGATATGGCCATAGACTTACAGATGCAGGAGCGTGCCAAGTTGTGGGAAATACAAAAGATGGAGCTTCGTAGCCAAGTAGATTTCCAGCGTGAGGAGCAGCAACGTCAACGTAAATTAGATAATGCAGATAATGCTATACAGCAGATAGATAAAGAGGTACTGGCTGGTAGGATGACAGAGAAAGAGGCATATCCCATTAAACTGAAATACCAGATGAGCAAAATGGATGCTGATATTCCTGTTTCTTTATTACCCCCTGGTGATGAGGAGGATAGGTATGGTGTTGACCCTTACTGGATGAGAGGGAGGGATGCCCCAGAGGGAACGCCAGAACGTCAACTGTATGAAGCTAAGATGGCAGAAGGAATATCTGGGGAGAGAAGGGGTGTTGTTCCCTACTATCTTGACCCAACGTTTATAGGTAACTATCCAGAGGCGGCTCGTCAGGCACAAGAGGCCAGGGGTATATTTCTTAGTGATGAGGAGTTTGAAAACCTTAAAGGGAGAACAACAGAACTTCCTTTAGGCGATAAGCCTCTTGATATAGGGGTGCAAACAGAACAACCAAAATTGACATTTATGGGTTATGGTAAAGAAAGGGTAGTAGAACGACCACTTGATGATGCTACAGCAAGACAGATACTTATTGAAGCAGGTGGGGATAGAGATAAAGCGAGACAGATAGCGAGACAGAGAGGGTATTCATTTTAGAAATGGCTAAAAGAAACCACAATAATATAAACCTATATCGTGAAGTAATAAATCAATGTTGTAATCCGGATTGTAAATTTGGGTGGGGATTAAACACTCATCATATCCATCCTTTAGCAAAAGACGGTGATGATTTATACCTCAACTATATAACGCTTTGTGCGGATTGTCATAAAAAAGGTGGGGTTCATTCACGGTATAGTGAAATGCAGATAAAACTTCTTGTGTACAAGTTATTTGCGGAGAAAATGAAATTAAACTATGATTCTTCTGATTTACCCCAGGAGGAGTTTCACAAGCTTCTTTTGAAGCAACGTAGAATATCACGATTAGAACAAAAAAATTAACCACAGGGCATCCTGGTGTGTTTTAAGGGTATACTGTAAGATGGCAGATGTGTTTGATACAATTAGTATAGAACCTGAAACTAAAAGAAGAGACATCTTTGATACAATCCAAGCTCCATTAGAGAGGCAACTGGGGGCTTTTAGAGGAGCAGGTGCTACAGGCACATGGGATGAAGAACCTACAGGATTACTACCCAGATTTGGCAAGCAATTCTACAATGTAGCGTTAGCACAGCCAGCTCAAGCCATAGCTACAGAGTCCCGTGCAGGGCGGTTAGGCACATTGTTAGAGGCTCAATCTTCATTAGAGCAACAGTTCAGGGGGCAGATAGAACGAGGAGAGCCTGTAACCAAACAACAGATGGGGTTTTATACCAAGCCTTATAGTAAATGGTCATTGGGAGGAATACTAAAAAAGAAGCGTCCTGAATGGGCACAACAGATATGGCAACTCCACCAAGCTGGGGGGATAAGAGTAGGTGAACCAAAGAAAATTACACCACAAGAAACCAAGGACTTATTCAAGGAGGCAAAGGCCAATGCCATTAGGCAAGATGATGTATCTGCTTACGTTAGCGAAGCCTCAAATCTTGCTGAGTCAGCAGTAGACGTGGTAGCTGGAATATCAGGATTTATGTTTCAGTTAGCAGCATTAAGGCGAGCCTTTCCTGCTGCTCATCCTGCTGTAATATGGGAGATACAGAATCAAGTTACAGGAGGTACGCCTGGGAGTGGACTATTAACTTATGGTGCTTTTACTGGCCCTGGTAAGATAATCAAGGGTACTACTAAAGCGGCACAGGCAGGCAGGATAATTACTGAATCTGCATCTCTTGCCACACTATCTGCAATAGAGCAGAAAATAAATACTGGTGAAATAGACCCAGTACAAATTGGTATTGCCGCCGCGTTACCCTTTGCTTTAAGAACCCCCAAAGCTATCAAGAGTTTGATAAGAAAGCGTAACCCCAAGGTTATGAAAGCTATTGCAGAAGTAACAATGGCAAAACCAGTAACCAAAGTTCCAATCGATGATGCTAATAAAGCAATAACAGCTTGGTCTAAAAAAGCCAAGATGTTGAATAAAACAGAGCGTAAGGTGGCTGTACATAAACTACGTCAACGACAGGCAGCAGCAGGTAAGGAAAGGTACAAGCTTGAAAGAGAGGCAGGCACTCCACGCTTGTTGGCATTTAGAAGGGCAAGGAAAGCGTACAAGGGCAAGGCCGCTGTACCTGAGATAGAACCACTGAAACTAACTCCTGAGCAACAGGAATTGTACGGAAGAAAGATAGAGCAGGTTTACCCAGCAGAGTATCAGTTCCAACGCACTGGTGCAGCAGAAGCCATAACGAAAATGACAGAGGGTAGGATTCCCACCAACTATGAGTTTGGATTACTTGAACCTATATTTGGTAGGGATACTACCAAGAGGTTATTTGGCGAGTTAATAAAGAAACGACCGTTCAGTGGTTGGGAGTTACCAGCATTGGTCATACAAGCTTTCAAATCTAAGTTTGGTTTGGACATTCAGATGTTCAGGCAGGCGAGGAGTTTGGCTGTTCGGCATCCTGTTCTCTATCTGAAATCATCTTGGGTCAATGCCCGTGCATATATTAGTAACAAATATGCGGAGCGAATGTATACACAAGTAAAGAACTCTCCTGGATATATGGAGTCTGAGAAGTTAGGGTGGAATTATGTAGGTGAGGCGGGCTATTCATCTAAACGGTTGGAATATTATGCTCTTGGATTGACTGAAAGATTGATTACTACCAAATTCAAATCTCCTAAACTTGATAAGACTGTTGGTGCGAGTATGAGAGCTTGGGGCAAGTTGCTTGGGGCATCCGAGCGTGGTGCTGTGGCGGGTATCAACAATATGCAGAAGAGTTTGTATGATATTGCAGCCAAGAGTGTTCGCAGGTTGAACCTCACACCAGCCCAACAAAAACTGTGGATGAAGAACAGGGCCAAGACCCACAACACATTTATAAAGATTCTTAGAGTGCCCCCTGGCAAACAGTACCAGGGGCTTAGGAAACTAAAGCAGGTAGCCAATTATCTTTTGTTTTCTCCATCTATGACTATTGGTAGGCCATTGTCTATCAAGGCGTTGGTAGCCAACAAGGGAAGCAGGAAGTACGCTGCTGGGGTCATAGCCTCTAACATAGCAAGTATATATGCCATCACAGCTATTCCAACTATTATTGGGCATCAGATGAGATTGCAGAACCCAGAGGAGGAGCCTGATGTGAATGGTGAACTCAATGTGCTGGATGGCAACTGGGGTAAGATAAGATATGGCGATACTGTATCTGACTTTAGTGGTGGTGATGCTCCTTTCTACAGGACACTTGCTCGCATAGGTGTGAGTGCTTACATGAAAAGTGAAGGGGCAATTACAGGAAAAGTCGTTACTGATGTCGCTGGCAAACGAGTCCCTGATGCTGGTGAGACATTGAAGCGGTATATTGAAACTCGTGAGACAGCCGCTTTGGGGTATGCTGATACAATGCTTACTGGCAAGGACTGGATGGGAGAACCAATACCAAGGTTGGAAGCAACAGTCCGTGCACTGAGCCCAGAGCTCATTGAGGCTGTGGTCGAGGCAGGCATGGCCGATGGCCTGTGGATGAGTCTGGCATCCTTTGCTGCCGCATCCACATCGGTTGGAGTAACCACATACCCTGTCAAGGCAGCAGCCACCCGCTCCAAGTTCAGGGATATTGTGTCACAGACGAAGCACAATATGGATTGGGATGAGTTGTCAATGTCCCAGCAGAACAGATTGCGGTCTGAACACAGGAAACAATTTGATGTTTTATCTGAAAGAGTAAGGAAGGAACGGGTAGGTAAACCCATATCTATTGAGAAAATAAAGGAAGAGGAATTGAGGGCAGGCAAACGAATCACTGGCATGCTGTCTAAGCCAAACCGACAATGGGTTGAGGATATAAGTATAGGGGTGAGCAGGCGGCCTAAGAATTGGTATCTAACCGATAAGAGGTATAATAGGTATCAAGAACTTGTGGCACAGTTTGTTGACGAAAAGTTATCAAGGGTAGATTTCACTGGTATGGAGGATAAGAGAAGGGTTGCCAGGGTGCAGGTGATTGTGAAGGTGGCAAAGAACAAGGCGTTGGCCACATTGAGGCGGGAGATGGGACGATGAACGACCATGACCTTCTGATTGAGGCAATTACTATCCTTAAAGAGCTTAAGGTAGATTTTGATAACCACCTAAAAGACCACAAAAAATATATGTACTTGGCATTATCTACTGCTATAGGTGCAATAGTTACGCTTGCAATTACCTTAATTAAAGTGCTTTAATATACATTCTTTTTACCAGAGCAATCATTTAGTTTGTTTAATTTTTCCCAAAATCTTACCAACCCATCTGTATCACACCAATCAGCCGTACCACCTGTACCACTATCCGGCACATGTCTATAACACACGGTGCACTCAGCCTCACAAAATTTATGCTGATAAATTCCAGCAGGTTTCCATTTATGTTTCATTCTAAATCCTCCAAATCATTCTTCATTCCAATCATAAAGTTCTGTCATACAATAATGGTTGAAGGCCTCACGGGTTTCCTTCTCTGTCTTGAACGGCCCCTGCCTAAAGGCCCAAGTTTCTTCAAAGAAATACCACTTACCATCTTTATCTTGATGTACTGGTTCTTGTATCATTTCTTCTCCTTTGGTGGTATATAACCGTCTAAAATATTACCACATATTTTACAATAATTTTGAGATTCAGACAAGATTACTTTTGCTTGTAATTTTCTATTCTTTCCAATCAAACAATTAAGCATCCGCTTCAAATCTTCCCTGTCTATCTTATCCTCTGGGTCACAACCGTGTTTCTCTATCAAATCAGTAGCATCTTGGTCATACATATCAAGCCGTATTTTTAGGCTTCTATTCTCCCTTTCAAGTTTCTCAAACCCATCAACATACTCTTGATAAGTCCAAGCTCTTTCTCTATTACCCCTTGCCATTTCTCCACCCTTTCACAATACGTTTAATTAGGACAAACAACCTATGTACAATCCAAATTATAAGCCCTATTATTAATAAACTATTAAATACTTCCATCTGGTAGTTCCTCCTTAATTAAATCTCCTGCTAAAGAAGGGTCTAATACACCCTTGTAGTATATCCATTCCAAGGCTGCTTTCCAAACAATTTTAGATTGCTCCTTGGTAAGATAAGTGCTAAATTCATACTGACCTATCTTCTCCCACCACTTTTCAAATTCTTTCATATATTTTCCTTCCAAAACAAAGCTCACACCCAAAAATTTTATAAGGTCTGGGTTTTCTATTTTTAGGATAACTTCTTTTTTTATTTACAATCGCCATATCTATTTCCATAAGTAATATCAATATCCCAATCTAAGAATATTGGAAGTGCCGCTATCATACATTTTTGTATATAATTTATTGCTATTTCTAAATAAGTTGTAGGGGTTTCAACACAAACCTCATCATGTACTAAATTAACCAATTTAATATTTGTATCCTTAACAATCTCTGATGCTGCTTTCTTAAGAACGTCTCCACCATAAGATTGAATCTTGAAATTAAAAGCCTGCCTATAACACCTCTCCTTACCCCACTTGTTTAACTTGTAGAAGTCAGGGAATCTCCTCTTACGCCTTGACATATTTGTAACAAACCCATACTTGTATACTTGCTGACGGGTCTGCTCAATAACTCGTTTAAGTCCTGGATACTGGGCAAAGAACTTGTCGATGAATACCTGTGCCTCTTTCTCTGAACAGTTAAAATCCTTAGCAAATCCATAAGCCGACTTACCGTATGCCGTACCAAACACCACACACTTACAATCGTCACGTTGTTCTGTGTACTTTGCCTTTGCTGCCTTGTGCTCCTCTGTCTTGTCAGTTAGGCCAAAAGCAGATATATTCAGTCCGTGCATCTCGTTGGCTGTGGCTAAATGAACATCATAACCTTTCCGTAGTGCATTTTTTAGGTTAGTGTCACCACTCTCCTGAGCCATTATACGGACTTCCTGACCACAATTTCCTGTAATAGACACTTTACCATTTCGTCTAACTATTAATGTATGTTGCGGCATGGTTACACAATATACATAGCCCTTATATGGAATTACATCTTGCTTTAGAGTTTTTATATATGTTGATGTTTTTTTGGTTAAAGTAACTTCACCACAATCTTTTCTCAAAATTATTTTATCCGTCTTATTTCTAATAGTATAATTAGACCTACGCCCACTTAATATCCCAAGCTCTTGTACTATTTCACAATTTTCGAGATTAGTAGAGTAGTAAATATGACTATCCTTACTCCCATCCCATAATTCCAGTTCGTCTAAAAATATATTACGACAAACGAGGGTTAAATCCTTTAATAGTTTTCTGTTGAATGTTTTATTTGTTAGTAAATACTTCATAAACCGTTGTTCGGGTTGAAAGTTTATTCCATACCCAGCAGCCTTAATTTTGCTAATCCATACTTTATATTTAATATCTAAATTACAAAGTATATTTTTAAGCCTATCTATTTTTCTTTTTTTCTTTAACCAAAATGTTATACCTTGTTTATCAATTTTACTATCAGCTTGGATTGCGGCAACAAGAGCCACAATATTAAAGTTTTCATCTTTATTACCATTATATTTGCCTGATTGTATTTGACTAAGATGTTTTTTAACAAAAAAGTTATCCGCCCTCTGGTATTCTGTTTTTCCATTTTTGTTATTTAACAATAAACATTTATGATTATTTGTTACACATAAATCTACCTGTCTATCCCCGTGTATGTGGTACAAACCACCGTCATAATACACATTCTGGTATGCTACAGGTGTTGCGAAGGTAACTCTACCATCTGACCATTGAGCTAATTTTTCATTAGTTAGCCAACAAAACCTTCTCCACCCATCTTCGGTTAAAACCTCGGTATCTGGCGAGAAGCAGTAATCAGCAACAATAAGAACATTGTCAGACTCGGCCACAAATAAATTACGTATATTGGCAATGTCATTGTTTTTAGGAAGTTGCTCAATGTTAGGCTTACTACAAGATAATCTACCTGTCACGCAGACAGTGTTGTGAAAGGAGGGTCGTATTCGTCCATCTTTTTGGACAAAGGTTTCAAATGGAATAAGGAATGTAGATAATAATTTTGACACCTTCCTATATTTTAATAATAAATTTATAAACTTTAATTGTTTCTCAAGTAACTTTCTATTTTCTCTTGGCATATTTTATACCATCCCAGTCTTGAATTACAATTAGAACAAAGAAGTCCACGAATCTTACCAGAGGTATGGCAATGGTCAATCACTAATTGTGTAGTATTTCCTTTTCTTTTACGAGTTTCTGGTTTTCCACAAATTAAACACACCCCATTTTGAGACGCAAACATCTCATTATATTGTTCAATAGTTATTCCATAATTATATCCTAAGCTATAATATCTCCTCTCGTTTCTATATCGTTCTCTATTTTGCTTCCACCACTCTTTTTGACATTTTTTGATATGTTCTTTATTTTGCTGGCGGTATTCTTTGCAACACTCTTTGCACCAAATATTTAATCCATCTTTTTTCCTTTTGGTTCTGTTAAAATAGCTCGCCGTTGCTGGCAATTTTGTTTTACACTTACAACATATTTTCATTTGTAACATTCAGTTTCCTTTCAACATCACTTTTTAACCTTTCTAAAACTTGTGTTGTTGTTGCTAAGTTTCCCTTCTTAGTTTTCTCTGTTAATTTAATACCTAAACTATGTAAACACTTTGCAACCTGTTGCCCACTATTCATATTAATCTGGGGCTTAGCGAATACCTTTCTTCCTCTGGGGGTAATTCCTACATCATACCCCTTACCAAATAACTTTAACATCTCATCTTCTAATTGGTAGGACAAGTGACTTACATCTTCTTTCATCTTCTTTGCTGCTTTAACATCTGTGGCTATCCCATTTATCGCAAGGTGCATCAACGCTTTCTGGAATGGGAACTCGATATCATAAGCAAGGTGATGCAAACCTTGTTTTTCTATCTGGGGTGACTGTAGTTTATACAAGTCATAGGTATTTATTGCATCTTCTGTAGCATACTTAGCAAACTCTGGACTATCAGTACCATACTGTATGACATCTTTATATTTTGTTGTTTCTCTATGGAGTTGAGTACGAGTCAGGTACTTTAATCCGTTCTCTTTTAGGTTTTCATCGAGTAGGTGACTCGCCGTAAGTGTATCGTAGATTATTGGCATTTAATCAGTTATATCCCCAGATATAATACCACAAGTATCCGAGCACTTATAATTACAATCAGGATTATCACATTCTATTTCTTGTATAAACATACTACCAGTACCGTATAACTCACCGGTACTACATTTTGGACAGGGATATTTTCTACTATCATTCATATTTCTATCCCCTCCTTTAACTCAGCAATTCTTTGTTCGATAACTTGACAGTATTTTTCTGAAATTTCACTGGCTATATAATCACAATTATTTATTATGCAGGAAACAGGAACAGTACCGCTTCCACAAAATGGGTCATAAACTGTTATTCTTTCTCCTCTTGCAACTCTACTTATTATCCAGTTAGCCCATCCGATAGGCTTAGGACAAGGATGATTAAATGAACCTTTTTTTGTTCGTCCAACATTTTGAAAATAATCGTGCATATACAACAAGTTAATTCTTCTGCCATAAACAAGATGAGGCTCCCAATCATTAAAACCTATATAAGCCGCGTGACCAGTAGAGCCCTTGTACCAACAAATAAGCCAATCAGGAGGGTAGTTAGTATATATCCATTTAAGTCTCCTTATCTGGCAACTGGGCAGTATTACCATTTTTGAAACTCTTATCATTTCTGGTAAAACTCGTTCCATTAATTTGTACCAATTTTCTTCTGTATCATCATAACTATCATATTTCAGATTTATTCCATAAGGCGGGTCAGTTAATATAAAATCAATTTCTTTATCCCCTAACTTAGACATTGTAATTAAACAGTTCTCATTGTATATTTTGTTTAACTCAATCATATATCTATTTCTTCCTTCTTGAGTGACATCATATCGTAGGGGGCTGAGTGCATCACTATCATCTTAGCCTCTGAAATATAATAGTCAAGAATCATCAACAGCTCTTTCTTGTACTTCTTCTTGATGTCAACATAGCACGCTTGCTTTCCATCACAAATTGAGAAGCCTATCATTTCAAGGTCAAGCCAGTTAAGTGAACTTGTCTCGGTATCAAAGCTAAACACATCTTTACAGTTCGCCATCCATTCCTTGAAATCATTGGGGGTTGTTATCACGCTCGTTTTCATCTTAGCATAGAAGTCAAATGACAGTTCACTGCGTACACAATTCTCTTATAATATTCCTCGTAACTCCCGTCCACAGCAGAAATTATAGGAATATTATGAAGAGTGGCATAATCTATTTCTACTTTCATTCCACTTGATATATAATCATCAGGGGCAAACACGACTATAAAGTTACTCCGAGAAATAATGTCACAATCTACATCTAATATTTGTTTTTCTGTCAAATGCCCCTTACGATAAGCTGGGCCAACAAATTCTTCATAAGCACCTGGAACGTGGAAATTTATATTGGAAAATTCCTCACCAAGCGTTTCACCAAATGATATGGCTTTCTTGTTATTGGCATCCATAAATTCTTTAGTTGCATTATTTCCCATTTTACCTCTAATGCTGTGAGATATATACACTTTTATTACATTCATTTCTACCCCTTTGTTATATTATAAAAATTATTACATTAGCTATTGAATAAAGAATGCCCAGACAAAAGGACTTCCAATCACCATTAGTAAGATTGATAACTGATAAACCCAACATAGAAACTATTAGTAATGCTGCAAGAAATAGTTTAATTTTACCCATCCTTCCTCTCCTATTTTAATTCCCAACCATATTTTTCAAACAATATAGCCCACATCAAAAATATATAATTTATATCATCTGATAACTTTTCCTGCCACCGTTCCTGGGTATGTTCGTCATCGTTTGCATCATCATTCAGCATATCATCAATAGATACATCGTGTTTCAATTTCATACCACGTAAGCACTCAAGTGGCGTTTTACCACTCATTAAAGCAGCACGTTTGAAGTTATATAGTTTATCATCTCCCCTTGCATACTCAGCAGACTTCTTGCACATAACCCCCTTTATGTATTTTTCAATAACATATGATAAGAACTCATCAAATTTCTTTTCAGTCATACCAACCTCCTTCTTATTTGATTATGTCTATAAATCCGTTCACATACCTTACATTTTATTCGTGGTTTATATACACCCTTATAGTTAGGATGCTTATAGCATCTTGTCACCCTCATCTCTATTTATAATCCTCTCTGCGTCAAATACTCCATCTGGATAACGCTTAGTAAGCTTTTCTATATTCAATTTACGTACCTCATCTATATCAGTACCCACACAATTACACATAGATTGAAAATAGAATAGTATGTCCCCAAGTTCTTTGATAGTATAATTAATATCTATACAATGCTGCTGCCATATGACCTTCTTAATATGGTCAAGTAGCTCCCCCGCCTCACCAGATATACCAACAGCAGAGTGGAGAATATCCCCCGATAAACCCATCCTATCATTGTACGCTCTGAGACAATCTACGAACTTGGGGTAATCAAAATTCCTGTATTCTTCTTCTGTCATTTACCTTTCTCCTTCAGTTAAAACATCATTAATTATTTTTTTACAAATATCGGCCTCAACATCTTTTTCTAATCCACCCCTACGAAATGGATAGAAGGGACAAGACCTATCCGTACACTCACGGATGTCACGAACTTTGTTGCCGGTGCAGTAGA